AGGGCTAGGCTGATGACATCCTTGGCGTTGTAGTGGTAGAGGGAGAGGATTTGCTGCTGGTTGCGGGGTTCAAAGACGCCCTCGTTCTTGTGGTACTCCCGGTCTATGTAGAGGGAGATGCAGTGGCCTAGGGATTTCTCGACTTCGGGGTACAGTCGATGGTGTGAAAGCATGGTGTCATAGACTTTGCGAGGGAAGGGAATCCCGTACTTGTAGGCCATGACAAAGAGGTCGAACATAGCGTTGTGGATTACCACCGTATTGTCCCGAAATGCCACCGCCAAGGCTCTTAAAATCTCCGCTGTACCCTTTCCACCATAGTAGTATGCCTGACGCGGTATCTCATACATAGGGACGCAGATAGCCTCCGCGTCTGACCATCCATAACCTAGACAGGTGAGCGTCAAATCGCCCATAGTCTCTACGTCAAAGAACAGGTCTTTACCCTTGGTCTCCGTAAGGTCTCCAACGACATCCTCAAGCTTCGGATAGATCACCTCACCTATCTCCCGCATCCTTGGCTTTACTAACAGATACCGACAAGCCTTACGGATATCCTTACGCAACCAGAATCTCCAGTTCTGTCGCTTAGTCCTCCCGTGTGTGACCTTGTCATCATCGCTACCCCCGGCGTACTCTTCGTTGGGATTGAAATAGTTCTTACGATCAAAGGCATCCTGTGGCATATACGATGCAATGTAAGTTACGCCATCCTCTACCCACGGATTCCCCCTCTGTTCATCGAGGCCTACTCCAGGTTTGTGCTGATGCAAAGACTTACGACCAAGCAACAAGACTACCTTCGTCCCCGGCAGTAGCCCAGCACCCAACGTAGGTAGGGTACGCAAGTCACAAGAGTCCCGACCAACTGCAACTGTAGAGTCAAAAAACGCCCCCGCGTAACCGCTCAAAAGAACGTGTCGGTCGAACCGCGAGGGCGTGTCTATTACAACAGTTAAGCCTGAGTATGTTTCAACAGGCTTATGACGCATCGGTTGGAAACTCTAAGTCCATGAGTTTCTCCGTAGCGATCTCCTCGGACTCCTTATTGAATTCCTTGTTGTCCTTGAAGTGACCGTCAACGTAGGATACAACCAAGGCTGCCGCATCTTGGAAGCCGGACTTATACCCGACAACCAAAATCTTAGCCATTAGTTCCTTTAACCTGTGCGCTAGTGCCTCACAAGCCTGTGTTTCTTTGGGAGCCAAGCTTTCTAGCTCCTGCTTTACTTGTTCAATAACTGTCATCGTCGTTTCGTAGTGCTTTGGCCAGTAGGCGCGGCCCGTATTGATTGAGGCGCATACGCTTGTCTCTGGCTTTTGTCTTTAGTTTACGGTGTAGGGTTTCGGGTATCATCAGAGGGATGTACCGTTTGACCCTGCTATCCGACCTAGGTTTCGTTCCAATCTTTTTCATAAGTATTTTCTGTAAGTGAGGCTTGCGTTTGTTTCAGAGGGGAATAACAGAATGTCATAAACCCGCCGCAGAATCTCTCTGCGTACCATACCGCAAACCTCGTTAGAGACTAGAACCCAGACATATCGTGGTCTTCAGCAGCTTCTAGCCTGCGTTCCACGTTGTAGCGATAACTCGCTAACGGTTGCCCAGTTATAGGGTCGATCATAGGGTCACCTGTGATCTCGTCCATTCTAGACTCAGACTTCGTGTAGAGTACAGCCTTAAATGCTTTACCCTTGAGACCCTCTGCGATCTCGTCGTAATCTTCTAGCTCGAACTCGTCGGGCAGGTCGAAGATTTTGTGGTACTCCTTCAGACTCCGAGATGGAATCAGAGGGTAGTCCCTAACTTGAACACCGCTGATCTCAACAAAGCCACTAGGCCCGTTGACTTCTGCGGGTTCTACAACTTCAGTTACAATAGCAACCATGTCGTTGCCCTTGCTACTGACCTTGCGCTCTGCCTCGACAATGCGAAGCGTGTATGTACCGTTCGGGAGGTAAGGCCTACCCGAACTTTCCGTAATACCTTTTAGACTGATCTTAGCCATTTGTTATTATGTATCGTAGTTTATGTTTATTGTAGTGTATCGTACACGTATCCCCTACACTCATAGGGAAATTATTTCCAGAACTGCCACCATTTAGACAGAGGCAGACAGTCCTCTATGTTGTTGAACGCCCGTTCTCTGGCCTCCTTTAGCTGACTGTCCGTGAACAGATGAGGGACGGGTCTGTATCTGCCTTCAAGGTACGTAAAGATATACGACCTGTTGGCTGCCTTGTGCTTGCGGTCGTTCGCTACTACAAACAACCGTCCTAGTTTTGCTTTACGTTTATTTTTCATAACTCACAAAATTAGTTATACTGTTCGAGCAAACGCGCAGCTTCTATTTTTAACTGCTCTTTTTGCATACTCTTTGCCAACCGCTTTTGAAACATATCCTCCATCTCTGGTTCAGCTTCCATAGAAAGCCATGAAACAAATGGCATACTAGAATCGGAAAGCTTAAAGTCTGGATCGGTGTCTTCTATCAAAGACTGCCAACGCAAACGCTCCCATATTGCCCTTGCGGAATAGTAGTCTCTACGGGCATTACGCTTTAACTCTAGCGCAAAGTTTACAAAAGCATTGTAGACTCTCATGTTTTCCGGCAACCATTCTCTAAACTTTAACTCTCTGTCCTCATCGAGACCTAAAAATATGTTAGGATTGTTTTCCATTACTCCACACAAGTCTTGGTACGTGGTCATCTATAGTATTCCTCCGCTTTCTTCAGCACCGTAACGATGTCGTTAGGGATGAGTTGCTCGTCGAACATACCCATTGGGGTCTTGGCTGACGTAACCCCATCCGTGTTAGTCTGGAAGAAGTATTCCATCTCCTCGGTCTTCTCGTTCTTGCGTACCTCGGTGAACAACACCATGAGAAACTCCTTCTCTATCGCACCTTCGTGAACTTTACCTTGCACCTTGACCCTGCGGTGCGAGGTCTCTCCACCTGTAATCTGTGGAATCTTCACGATGTCGTCTACCGCCGTGAAGATAATCGTAGCCTTATCGTTCTTGATAGAGTCTAACATATTGCGGATAGTCCTGTTGTAGAACGACCAGATATCGTAGCCCTTGAATGAGTTCGTAGCCAGAGTGTTGACCTGCTCCACGTACTTGGTGAACGACTCGACCACTATGGTCTCGCAGTTATCTTCCTTTAGAACCTTGTCCAGTTCCCTAGGGAAAGCGTTGGCGTTCTCCACGGGAATGATGTTGAACCTGTTAGCATTGGGGAAAGGGAATCCCTTACGCTCCAAGTCTAGGATGTAGGTAGTCTTCGGGTCTAGGTTACGCAACGCTGTACTCTTGCCGCTGCCGCTATGACCCACGATTGCAATCAATGGTTTATACATTTTCTGTGTCTGTTGTTATTTCTATTTTAGTTTCTGGCTCGATGACACCGTGGAAGGTATCAAATTCTAACTGCTCATCCCTAGGCCATTGGTCTTTAAGTAGCATCAAGCCAATGATCCCGTAGTTTGCTATGTCCTTGAAGGTATCCTCCAGCGATTCGTTCTTCGGGGACTCCTCTCTGTCCATCAACAGGTTTGCGAGTCGCTCTATCTTATCGTAGAGCCGTACGCTAAGACCCCTGACACCAAACCTGCTGATGTTCTTAGGCCCGTAGTCTTTCTGCTTCGCATCCAACAGGCTAACACACTCAGCAGCTATGAAAAGCGCACGTTTACCTGCAAGGGTATCAAGTTGTATCTTCATTTGCTGATGACCCTCCCCATTATCACGGACATATTCTGTATAGACTTGTCCAATGCGGTTAGCTTACTGCCCAGCATATCCGCTGCCGCAAGTATCGCTGAGGTGTGGCTGACACAGTCGGCGGTCAGCAGCCCTGTTATCTCGTTATCCTGTAGCGTAGCTTCAAGAGTCTTGTTGAGGGACTCCATAGCTGCCGTGTAGCGTAGCATGGTAAAGTTATCCATGCCGTCCAAGTAGGCATCGTGCCTAGCCTTCAATGTTTTTTCTGTAACTTCCATAATGTTATAGTTGGAATTGTAATGGGTCGTAGACTTTGTTTATGTAGTCCATGTTAACGATGGACTCCCTGTCGTTGCTTGAGTTCGCCGTGCATAGGGCCGTGAACGAGCAGAGACCGAAGCGAGTCTCGCAGCAGGCGAAGTTGCTAAGGAAGATATCCTCGCCGTCTTTCTCGTCCTGCGTGGCGAAGTAAGACTCAAGCTT